TAATAGAGTAGTGGAATATGCGGTAAAGCAGTCTAGGTTATACGAGGAGATGGGTGGAACTATTGATTACACCATGGAAGAACTTGTCTTTGCCGCATTATTTCACGATTTAGGTAAACTAGGTGATGGAGAACAGCCTAATTACATACCTCAGACTGATAAATGGCGTCAAGATAAGCTATCAGAGATGTATACCTTCAACCCAGACTTAGATTTTATGCTAATTCCTGATAGATCGCTGTTTATCTTACAGAAATTCGGTATAAAAGTTAGTCAAAAGGAGTTTTTAGCTATTAGATGTCATGATGGTGTGTTTGATAAAGCTAATGAAGCGTATTTCTTTAGCAATGTTGAATCTTCTAGACAGAAAACCTCTATTATCTCAGTGCTTCACAGTGCAGACTTCCTTGCCTCCAAGGTAGAATATGATATGTGGAAGGCAAATGGTGGGACTTCAATGCCTAAAACTCTAAAAACTAAATCATCTACAGGAAAACGTGTTAACTCTTCACAAGGATTAACTAATATGTTAAAAAATCTATAAAAATGATATATTATCAAGTATCTATCGGTGTTTTAGTTGCTATTTTATTAATTTTACTCTATATTTTAAATAACTTACTGCAAAAAGTAGAAAAATATGAAGATGTTGTACAAGACCAAGTACAATATCTCCAGAATATTTCAAAGGCCTTAGATGAAGGTCGAAAACACCTGTCAAACCTAGACGAACGTGGGGTATTTCAGTCAGATGATGAGGTCGGTTACTTTTTCGAACAAATGAAATACGTACAAGACGAGCTAAATCGATATATGCTCCCCGAAAATTATGGCAAGGAAACGAGCGAAGGCTAATTACTTTACAAAAGAAACAGAAGAATACATAGTAAAATACAATAACTCAACTGATCAGGAGTATAGAAATAAAATATTTACTGATCATATTTATCTACCTTTTTATAAACTAGCTGAGAATATTATTCATACTTTTAAGTTTTACTACACAGATGTGGATAGAATAGAGGACTTAAAGCATGAAATTGTTAGTATTCTACTAGAGGAGAAGATTATGAAGTTTGATCCTACTAATGGCGCTAAAGCATATTCTTATTTTGGTACCATTGTTAAGAGATGGCTTATAAACTATAATAATAAAAACTATAAAAAGCTAAAACAGATTAGTCCCTTTTCAGATATAGAGGAATCTTATGAACAAGACCTAGATATTGATAGTCCTGCAAAGATTACTATAAGTAAGTTCCTAGATGATTGGGTAGAGGAGACTTATATAGAGCTTGATGATCTGTTTCTTAAGGATAGTGATAAGAGAATAGCAGATGCAGTACTAACACTTTTTAAAACTAGGTATGACTTAGATATCTTTAAGAAAAAAGCACTTTATATCTATGTTAGGGAGATGACAGATTGTGAGACTCCGCAGTTAACTAAGGTAATTAATGTTCTACGTAGCAAGTTTAGTAGTAAGTATTTAAAATACTACGAAAAAGGATTGTTAGGCAATAAATACCTTTAATCTATTTATTATAAACTTACTTATATGAGTTTAGATAAAGAAATATTCAACGGTAAGACACTTTCCGACCTTTTCGGTGAGATACATGATAACTCTACTCAGACGAGAGCCCAAGTAAAAGCATTGATTGGTGAACTTAAACCTCTTATAGAAAATATAGGAGATGCTACTCTTATTGTTCCTATGATAAAGGAATATATGGAGATAGGAGTTAAGAATGATGAACAGCTTATAAAGTTAGCTACAATAATTCAACGTATAGAAACAGCAGCTGCAAAAGGAGACGGAGCAGGAGAAATGTTTGACTTTGGGGAACTGCAAGATCTTTTAGAAGAACAAGAGCAATTAGACAGCAAATTAGAAGAAACCGAAAAAGAGACTGATACAGAAGATGGCAGTGAATTATAATCTTGGTTCACGCTTATCATCACCTAAAGGCGGAACTTCACAACAGCAATTACAGAACACTACCTTTACTTTCGGAAGAGTAACCGATATAGTAATGGATGCCTTCCATCCTCTGTACGATAAAAAAGGTAAAGGAGCCGCTCTTTATGGAGTAGAGTATGTTGATGCTACTAAAACTGCCGATTTATCTGAAGAAGGTGGTAGACTATTTGCCTACTGCGGTTCTACTAATATAAAAAAACTACCCTTAAAAAACGAGTTGGTATTAATTATAAATGGACCTTCTTGGAAGTATAGAAAAGCAGGAATAAAACCAACAACTAAGTACTGGATCGATATAGTTCCTATTTGGAATCATATACATCATAACGCATACCCCGATGTTGCCCAGGCAGGAGAAGGAGATGTAGATCTTGGAGATGATTTTTCCGAGCAGTCTGAACGTAACAATCTACAGCTGTTTCCCGGTGATATTTCTATCGAGAGTAGACATGGCAGTTCTTTAAGATTTTCAGGCACAAAATTTGCTTCAAACGAAATCTCAGACAAATCTAATAATATGTCACCGTTCACCATTTTACGTAACGGACAAATTGAAACTGAAGATGGTTTAGATGCAATATTAGAAAATATAAATGATGATGCTTCTTCTATTTACCTTACATCAGATCATTCTGTAGAACTATCACAAGCTAATGAAAAAAGAGATGCTTTAGAAAATGAACCAGATAAAGCTGATGCATATAAGGGTATGCAGGTATTAATTAACTCTGGTCGTTTGTTTTTTAATGCTAAAGAAGAAGGAGCATTTATTTCTGCTACAGAACAAATAGGTTTAAACGCAAAGGAAATAGGTCTAGATGCTGATGACTATATTGGGTTAGACAGTAAAAAAATCTATCTCGGTAAAGTAGCTTTTAAAGAAGTAGAACCTGTAATGAAAGGTCAAGTTTCGATTGATTGGCTAGACGATTTCTTGTCTAAATTTGAATCGTTAGTAAAAGGTATGGCTACTATGCCTCCAGCACCTCCAGCAGCAATAGCAAAAATGATAGCCACATCAAATTCTATTCTTCCTCTTATACCTGTTCTTAAACAGCAACTTAACCAATTGCTTTCTAAAAAAGTATATACTGAATAATGGCTTACGTAAATATACCAGATAGTGGATTAGGAGGAGTAGTTGCTAAGATAGTAGGTAAACTACTTGGGCAGGTTTCTGGTGGAGCTTTAGATACAACTAGAGAGTTACAAGATAAGTTAGGTTTAAGTGGATGCCCTAATCCAAGAGCAAATAATAGGTTAAAAGGAAAGCAAAGAGAGCTTACTACTACGATGGTAAAAGCTAATAAAAAGTTGCAAAAATTCCAACGTCTTCCTAAAAAACTTAAAGTAGTAGTCAAAGCTCTTAAAGCAGCTAAGAAGATTATTCTCACTCTTCCTATACCTCAAGCAGTACCTCCTGGAATTGGATTACCTATAAATATTACTACTAAGTATGCTGATCTTCTACACTTACTTAAGGAATCATTAAAACAGGTAGAAGAAGTAGTCGACAGTATAGTGGTCGTATTAGAGACCCCTAGTCAGCAAATCGGAGATATTAGGGACGTTATAGGAAGAGCTGAAACTGTATTAAAAGGTTGTGATATAGAAAATGCTCTGCGTTCTGAAGTAGCCAATGGAGTCACAACAGAAGACAATTTAAAAGCAATTGGACTAATAGATGAAAATGGAGACTATATATACTCCACTATAGGACCAGTCCTACTTTCAACAGATAAAAAATATAGAGGTAAATGGACTTCTCCCCGAGGGTACCAAAAGTACGATATAGTGAGCTATAGAAGAAACAGATGGGTATCTACTAAGTCTCATATTTCTGATGAACGAGGCGGGAGAGACACTGGACCACCTCCAATAGGCCCGTGGGTAGAGCAAAATCAATTTGAACTAGATGCCTATAATAAACTCTTTCGTTCTATTGATAGATTAGGAACTAGTAGCTTAACTGGTGGTCAGATAGGAGAGAGTGAAGATGAAGCAATAAAGAGTAGACTACGGGCAACTTTAGTAGATTTTCAAAAAACATTAGACAGCAGCATAGCAGGTAGTGAACAGTTTACTGTCGGCCCTAAAGGGGAAATTTTGGGTGTAGTAGCAGATAATGAAGAACAGGCTAAGTTCTTTCATACAGCACCAAACGGACAAGTTCTGAAACTACAGATAAAACTCGACCCAGACTCTCCTGAAATTGCTCCTCGACGATTTGCAGTTGCTGTTGATAATACAGGAGTAGAGGTACTTAAAGGTCCTAAATCCTTTAGTTCGTCTACAGAAGTACTTTTACAGGAAATAAAATTTAGAATAGATAATCAACTTCCATAACTAAACTATTTATATATATGAAACTTAACGAACTACGTAAAGTCATAAGAGAAGAAGTTAAAGCTGCTGTTAAGGAAGAGTTACAGGAAATGTTAACTGAAGCAGTAAAGATAGCCAGTACTCCATCCTCTTCAAAAGATATTAACACTAGTAAGTACAAACCGGTAAAGCAAAAGGATATAAAGCAGACCTGGTCTACTGGCAGGATTAACCCAGGTACTGTTCCATTAGAGGAAATGCTTATGGATACTGCTAAATCTATGACAGGAGAAGATGCTAGAAATATCACTGGAGCAGGTGTCCAAAAGCCTAATTTTGCATCTATGATGACTAATCAAATAGTAAGAGAGACAGCTGGACCTATGCCTGGTATAGATATTACAAAACTAGACTTCGTATCTAAAGCCAAATCAGTTTTAGATGCAGCTAACAAAAAAGATAAAAATAGAGTAGGAATTTAGTAATGGCGTTTAATGTACAGAAAATAAATCCTTTAGATTTACAACCTAGAAAAGCAGTAGGTGTCAAACTTCCTTTTTCTAGTCCCTCTGTTTTTACTTCAACCTTTACTACAAAAGAAGCTATAAAAACAAACTTAATAAATTTTTTTCTTACCCGTAAAGGTGAAAGATACTTAAATCCAAGCTTCGGCTCAGCAATTCATAACTTAATTTTTGAACTTGCTAACGAAGCTACTAAGAGACAGTTTAATACTATAGTCCGAAACGAATTAAAAATATTTTTTCCAAGAGTAATACCTACCTCTATAGAAACAGATATTATAGAAAATGAGCATAAAATTCAGTTTGCTTTAGGTTACAGTATACAGCAAAGTAATATAGAAGACGAAGTAGTTATTAATTTTGAAGTATAATGGATTCTAATAAAGACATAAAATATATAGATAGGGATTTTAGCGATTTTAAAAATGCTTTAATAGAGTACGCTAAGAACTACTTTCCTGATACATACAACGACTTCCAAGAGTCATCACCTGGTGCTATGCTTATAGAAATGGCTTCTTATGTAGGTGATGTACTTTCTTTTTATCAAGATACCCAGCTACAAGAAACTTTTCTTCAACACGCTAAAGACCCAGCTAACTTGTATTCCCTAGCATATATGATGGGCTATAGACCTAGATCAACAACTGCTTCTACTGTAGAGCTTACACTCACTCAGAGGGTATCAGCAATCGCTTCGGGATCTGATTACAGTCCTAATTGGGATCAAGCCTTAAAATTAAGTGATAATAGTGTAAGTACTGCCAATACAAATGGTAATCCAACATTCATACATACAAGACCTCTAGACTTTAGATTTAGTAGTTCTTTAGATCCTACTGATGTAACTATTTACTCTCTAGACCAAGGTAATCCATCAGAGTTTTTACTCACTAAAAAAGTAGAAGCATACTCCGGTACAATTAAAACTTTTACTAAAGAGTACGGAGTAGCAGAAAAATACTCTACTATAGAAATAGCAGATACTAATATAATAAAAGTACTAGAAATTATTGATTCTGATGGTAACGAATGGTACGAGGTTCCCACACTAGGCCAAGACACAGTGTTTATTGAAGAGACTAACCTTGCTAGTGATAGTCAGTTAGTTCCTAGTTTAATGAAAATGAAATCAGTTCCTAGGAGATTCGTAACTAGATTTACCTCTCAAGGAGTCTTACAAGTACAATTTGGTGCAGGGGTAGTATTAGCTAAAGACGAAGAATTTGTTCCCGATCCTACTTATGTGAGAAAATTCGGTAACGCAGATGTAGTAAATAAGTTTGATCAATCATACGATCCTACTAACTTTATTTTTACTAGAACCTATGGTTTATCACCAAGTAATACAACTTTAACTATAAAGTACATTACAGGAGGAGGAGTAGAGTCAAATGTTCAAGCTAATTCAATTACTACAGTAACGACAACTCCTACAGTGAGTGATGATTCTTATGTTGGAACATTAACCTGTAATAATTCCTTACCAGCCTCAGGCGGTAAAGACGGGGATACTGTAGAGGAATTAAGACAGAATGCATTAAGAGCTTATGGTGAACAAAAGAGAGCTGTTACTACAGAAGATTTTGTAGTAAGAGCATCTTCTATGCCACCTCAGTTCGGTAACGTTGCAAAAAGTTTCGTTACCAGAGAATTAACTGCTAATTCAGACAGAAGCGTATTGGATAAAAATCCACTCGCTTTATCACTTTATGTCCTTAGCTACGACGGAGTCGGTAAGCTAACTAACGCTTCTACATCGTTAAAGAGCAACCTAAGAACATATCTCTCCCAGTATATGCTCATCACAGACGCACTCGATATAAAAGATGCTTTCATAGTAAATTTAGGTATCAAGTATGAGATAGTTACACTACCTAACGTTGCTTCTAGAGATGTACTACTCAACTGTACTAACGTATTAAAAGATTATTTTGCTACTTCTAAAAGAAGAATAAATGAAGTTATTAACCTTTCCTCGCTATATACTCTGCTTGACCAGATAAAAGGAGTGCAAACAGTAAAAAGAATAACAGTCAGTAATAAATCAGGAGGAAATTATTCTGAGTACGCTTACGATATTAAAGGTGCAACTAAAGATAACGTAGTCTACCCTTCTTATGATCCATGTATTTTTGAGGTTAAGTATCCTGACATAGATATAGAAGGTAGAGTAACAAGTATATAGTATGGCAATTTATAGAATTTTCCCAGAAAAAGACTCAACTATTTGGTCAGAACCTAATACCGCAGGCGTTTATGGTAACGCTGGTCTTGACCCAGTACTTGAAGTAGGAGGGTATCCAGATTTAAATCTTACAGGTAGAACTAATAGATCTCTTATACAGTTTAGAACAACAGATATTACTTCGACTTTAAATAATACAGTCAGTGGCAGTTGGTCATCTAGCCTTAACCTTTACTTAGCTCATGCTAATGAAATTCCTGCTTCTTATACCCTATACGCTTACCCTGTATCCCAATCATGGACTAACGGCACAGGACGAAAAGACGACCAACCTTTAAATAAAACAGGTGTAAGTTGGAAACACAGAGGAGCTCAAGTAGACGAGTGGGACAATCTAGGCGGTGATTATATTACTTCTAGCGTTTCAGGGAGCCAGACATTTAATCTAGATAGTACTTTAGATGTAGAAATGGATATAACTTCGATAGTTGATTCCCATTACAGTTCAAGTTTAAGTAACTACGGTATACTTTTAAAAATAGAAGACGAGTACGAAAATTACAATTCCGCTAGTATAAATTTAAAATTTTTCGGAAGCGATACTCATACTATTTTTCCTCCTTACTTGGAATTTAAATGGGACGATAGTAGTTATAGTTCTTCATTAGATACATTATCTACAGACATAGCAACAATTGCTGTGAAAAATCATAAAGAAAAGTACACTGACTCTGATACTTCTAGATTTAGAATTAGTGCTCGCCCGAAGTATCCTACAAGAACATTTACAACATCGTCAATTTATCTAACAGAATATAAACTTCCAGAAGATTCTTATTACGGAATAAAAGATGAGTACAGTGGGGAAATGGTAGTAGATTTTGATACATCCTTTACTAAAATTAGTGCAGACGATACTAGTAGTTATTTTGATATCTATATGAATTCATTTCAACCTGAAAGATTTTATAGACTTCTAATAAAAACTAACTTAAATGGTAGTACTGTAATTTTAGATGATAATAATACTTTTAAGGTAGTAAGACATGGCTAATGAAGTAAGGGTAATAAAGACTGTATATAATAAAAAGGATTTTGATAAAGTTATAGATAGATCCTTTAAAACATATGCTCAACCTGTTGAAGAAGTAGATGAACCGACAGTAGAAGAGCTTTTCACATTATACGACAAATTATACTTTGAGATACCTGTTGAAGGAGAAACCAACTCACATAGGTACCTCGTAAATAAAAGCTCGGAATTAGTAGAATTCGAAAAAAATACAGACGATATACAACCTCTTCTAGATGAAATTGCTATATTAAGAGAACAAATACTTGATTATCAACAGCAATTAATAGAAGCTAACACACCTGATGTATAGTGCCGAACTATAATTACAACATATCAGAACTCTTAATTGAGAATACAACTCAAGAACGCACTTTTACTGAAAAAGATAAAAGTCTTATAGATTCTTTTATAGTAAATGCTAAATTTGTACAAGCTCAACACAGAGTAGATTTAGCAGTGTATACCCTTAGTGATATTCTGATCTCTTCCATTACAGGGTATGCTGGATATTCTGAACTATTATTAGCAGCAGGAGCAGGTCAAGACGGCTCTTCTGCTTTAACTTTGGATCCGTTAAGAGACATGAAAGAACTAGGCTATGAATCAGCCGATGTTCGCATGTTATATACATTTGTAGATAACTTATTTAGTGACGGTCAGTTCGGCGGTACCTTGTTTGTAGAGAGTATTTCACCTGATAGGACGGAGTTTAGAGTACTTTCTAATCAATTAGATGATACTGAGCTTCTCAACTATACAGATAAGTTAAAAAAGAGGTTAAATGAGCAGAATCATTTTTCTGAATTTAACCTAAACTTTGGAGATGATGTTGTAGCTATAGGTCTTAATATAGATACTGAAGTTACAGAAAAAGGAAGAGCAGTAGTTTTTAAAACATACGAACCTCTTCCAGCAACAGTTGAGATAAACAGTACACTTAACGTAGAAGAAACAGTAGCTGATCCTAAATTATTTGAGATTACTGCTACTATAGAACCAGATACTCTTAAGGTACCACTACTTAAAGGGCCTAACTTTAGTGTAGGGTTAGACAAAGAAGTTAGTAATCCTACAGAATTTTTAAACTCTGAAGAACTTCTTAGTTACCCCATAACTAGTTCTAATTACCAACTCTACAGTATACTTGAAAAGAATGGTGTAGATATTTCTATACGTTACAATACTTTCGAGAATTTTGTTCATTTTTCTTCTGCTGAAGAAAGATTAAGAAACTTTCACTACAAAAAAGGGTTATTAGAAACATATGAGTCTAACCTAGAGTTAGTTAAGTCTTCTTCTTATACTGATGTAGGTATAACAGGAAGTCTTGAATACTGGGAAGGATTAATAAAAGGGTTAATAGCAAATTTTGACCATTACGAAAAACATCTATACTTCGGTTCAGGATCACATACTTGGCCAAAAAGCAGCGGTTCTCTATATGAAAGAAATCACCCTACTGCATCTGCATGGTTTGATGAAAAACTATCATCAGCTTCTAATTACGATGTAACCAATGCAGATATACTAATTAACACAATACCTGTATTTTTAAGAGAAGACCCTAATAATGAGCCATTTTTAATGTTTACTCATATGTTGGGTAATCATTTTGATAATATATGGGTATATACTAAGGCAGTTACAGATAAGTATGACACAGATCATAGGTTAGATTTTGGTATATCTAAAGACATAGTTAGAAGCGCTATACAGTCCTACGGTGTAAAAATGTATACTGGAAATGCTAATCAAGAGAATTTATTTAGCTCTCTTATCGGTGAACCCTACGATACAGGAAGCGAACTGTATATCACCACTATGTCAGTGGCTACATCAGCATCCTTCAACAGTGGTAGTACTGCGTTAGAATATCTGCAACCAGTAGCTAAGAATGACTACCAACATGAAATCCAAAAACGAATCTACCACAACCTACCGTATTTAACAAAAACTAAAGGTACTGAAAGAGGTTTAAGAGCGTTGATAAACTGTTTTGGTATACCTGAAAATCTACTATCGATTAGACATTACGGTGGAGTAAAAATAGATAGCGAAAGATATTTTGGACCAGAGTACCATGCTACTAGTAGTATATCCGGTTCTATACTTTCCGGCTCTAATGCTCCTGTATCGTATTCTAGATTACCGGTAGAAAGTAAAATTAGAACCGATAATACAGGGAGTATTATAACAGGTAGCACCTTATCCCAGTTTGTTTCTATCGTTAAGGAAGATAAAAAGTACACTGATGATAGTCCTAAATTACAAATTGGTTTTAATTTAGCTAAAGCGACAAACGATTTTATAGATATAAAAACTTCTGGTAGTTTTAATATCGACAATTATATAGGAGATCCTAGATTTAATTTAGACGATAAGTATTTTAAATTAAATAAATTAGGTAGAGACATTACTAGTATGTCGTATACCTGGGAAGATATTTTTACTAGATGGGAAGAAGCCAATTGGTCTTGGGATGATCATTTAGAGTATTCACGAGACCCTAAAGCATTTATGAGATTGATGAACTTTTTTGATAGTTCATTATTTAAAATGCTCAAGGATTTTGTACCTGCAAGAGCAAGTGTGGATACTGGAGTAATAGTTGAAGCTCATAAGTTAGCAAGGAGTAAGGTTAGACAGGTAAGCGGTAGTTTTGAGAATTTAGTTAAAACTGGCTCAGTAACAGTAGCATTAGCGGAATCTAGTAGCCACGGAGGTTCTTTTAGAAAAAACGCTAGAGTTAAATACTCTTCAAATTACGATAATACTATAGTTACCCCTATAGGTAGAGCATCAAAAAATATTACAGATGAAGCTCCATTTTACAACGGAGAATTTAGCGGATCAATATTCATTTCTACAGACGGAGAAGTAACATCGGATAATCCTTTCCTAAAAATAAACCAACCAGCTATAAACTTCGATATAAACTTCTTTAGTCTTTCTGATCCGATTCCTACAGCTTGTATATTACAGCTCTCTGGTTCATACTTAGGAGAGTACTTTAGAGTATACTCAACAGGTTCAGACCCAGGATTAATTAGATTAACTTACCCTACAGGGTCTACAATACCAGAAGGACAGCAGGCAGTTATTACACATGATTTCGATACATATGAATTCTTTAGTCTAGAAGCCGTTGACGAAGCATACCCAGATTCACAATTCGAAGCATGGTATAAAAGATTCCCAACTCAAAGTGCTGATGATTTAATTACTACAAGCTCAACTCTAAGTATTTATTACGGAGATGAAGCAAGATACGGAACTAACCTTTATGCAAGCTTTTTCTAGAATATGACACTACAGGAATTTATTACGACTAATCCAACAGACTACGGTTTAGGGAATGTAAATCTTCTCTATAGTAGTAGCGTATCCGGTGCAGTAGAAGATGACCCAGATCAGCCCGGTGTACCTGTACCTCCGTATTTTTTACAAGGAGCTACTATACCGTTTGACAGTATTAATAATGTATCTATTATATCGATACTTAACAATATTGAATTTTTTATATTCGGTATGCCTACAGGAAGCCTGAGAGCTAACATAACAGGTAGACAGAGAAAAATCGGATACTTCTACTATACGTTTGAACCTATCTCATTAACTGAGTTACCTTCAACAACAGATTCTCAAGGATTAATTATACATGAATCATCTCAATTCGTCTTTTCTCCTTTTACTACGACAGGATTTAATAACAATGATTATAATCCACTGATAAACAATAGTGAAAGAAGTAAGCCTAATTCAAAAGCAAGAATAGTAGATAGAACTGGGGATGCTGCAATCCCTACTAACATGCAAGCAATATTATCTCAATCCGCAGCATTTGCTGAGATACAAAATTGTTCTTACACTAAAGCCGGTATCATTAACGGTAGGTATAACGGTAGTAAAACTACCACTGCAGGACCTTTATCTAGAGTCTACAACAAAGAAGATTTTACAGCAGCTGTGATAGAAGGTACTATACCAGGTAATGAACCTGCATTAAACTTAGTTACTTTCAAAGGAAGCTTACATGCCTCTGATGCAAAGGTAGACGCTATAAAAGCTATATTAAACGCAGACAGAGAAGTTACAGATATACTATTTAATAGTACTTTATCTGGATCTCACCCTAATAAAGTTTTCCCAAACTTTCCAGTATCGAGCAGTTTTGTATATGGTATAGAAGGAGGAAGAATTTTTAAATTAACTAATCAGAAAATTTACTCTATAGATACTGACGAAGTACTTACAACTAATAACTTAGGAGGGATAACTCTTGTTCAATAATAATTTTTAACTATATTTATATAAAACACATTTAGTAAAATGGGATATTTAGATAATTCGATCGTAACAGTTGATGCGATCCTAACCAAAAAAGGAAGAGAGCTGTTAGCTAGAGGGGACGGTTCTTTTAAAATCACTCAGTTTGCATTAGCAGATGACGAGATCGACTATACTTTGTACAATCCATCACATCCCTCAGGTTCTGCACTCTATGGTGAAGCTATAGAGAACATGCCTTGCTTAGAAGCATTTCCAGACGAAAATCAAATTATGAAGTATAAATTAACTACTCTACCAAGAGGTACTTCTAAATTACCAATTTTGGATCTTGGTTATTCTTCTATTTCTTTAAGACAAGGAGCTTCTGTTGCAATTACCCCTCAGACATTGAATTATTTAGGAGCTACTACTATTTTTGAAACTGATGGATATACAGCTACTATAGCCGATGTAAGAGTACTTAATTCTTTTACAGGTGTCGGTATCAACACAGACGATGCAGAAAGGCTAAATACAACTACTACAGTAGGAACAAATGTATCTAAAACGGTAATAGGAACTACAATAAACCTTACAGCAACATCTGTAAATACACTCTTCGGTTCAAGAACATCTCTACAGACTACTATTACAGTAATTGGTAGAGGATCAGGAGCTCGTTTAACCATTCCAGTAACAATTACAAAAACTAACTAATTATGTCATATAAAAGATTTGATGCGGAAGATGTTGTAGTAAGTGCTGAATCAGTTACTGCTCCTATTTGGTCTAATGATGTAATTACTTTAGATTCATTTTTTACTTCATCTACACAAATTGGTGGAACATCTGCCGATTACTACTTTGATATTTACCAAACTGCTTCTACTTTAGATACTGCAAGAGTTCAATTTAGCTTGGCATACGCGGATAAAAAAGGAAGTGGTTCACTTTACTTTAATAGTAATGTACCTGGAAATTCTCCATCATCTACAATATACGGTCAATATAGAAACCTAGTATTGGGAGACGAAGAACAAGACTTTACTTTCGGTACAGTTACCTCTGAGCATTTTTATGTTATTTCAATAGATAGAGCAAGGTATAAAGAGAAGCTACTACCAGGAGGACTAGAATTAAAATTACATGTATCTTCTAGTGGAGCGGAAATTAAACTTACAGATAACAGTCAAGTAGTTACTACAACTACTTTTAATGATGCAGGTAGAGTATATGAATTAGTATCAGGCTCACAAGGTAGTGTTTATACTGGCCTACAAACAGAAGGATATTCTGGCAATTCAGGTTCCTATGGTAAATTACTTCCCGATATTGGTGTAATTCTTTTAAATGGAAACGCCTTAGATGCACCTATAGTATCTGGCGGCTTAGCACTTGCTACAGATCGTTCGGCAAATACAGATGGAGCTAACATAGGAAGAGCATATAACTTACTAACATTAAGCGGCAGCTTTAGAGTACAGTCAGAAGAAACTATAACTTCTAACTTTATATTTGTAAGAGCTAGAAACTCTGAGTTTAACTACTCTACCAATCCTTCGTTAATTACAGGATCAGGGGAATTACGTCATAACGTAATGGTTAACTCTCCTCAAGCTTTTATTACTGCTGTAGGATTATATAACGATAATAACGATTTGTTAGCAGTAGCAAAATTATCTAGACCTTTATTAAAAGATTTTACAAAAGAGACTTTAGTAAGAATAAAGCTTGATTATTAATGAATGAGTGCTTACAAAAAGTTAAACAGACAAAACGTATACGTTAGCGACTATGTAGCAAAAAAAGCATGGTACGCAACAGGTAGCGTTTTGTCTGATTACGGTATAGAGACTATGAGAGGTTTCTCTGGCTCTACTCCCGGTTTTCCTTACCCTTATGATGTTTGGCCAAAAAGAAGCCAGAAGCTTGTCTTCAGTAGTATAAACCAACTATACTACGGGAACACATTAGGCTCCAATAACTCAGGATCTACCGTACTTAGCGGTTCATATAATATATCCGAAACTACAACTTTAGATTTATCTGGTTCAAGAATAATTAAGAACGAAGTCGCTGTTATATCTATTCCTCATGATGTATATGGAACAGGAATCGAGCCAGGAACAGTAAGGTTAGAGCATTTTACTCAATCTGCTGATAAATACAACGAAGACAATTACGTAATTGAGCCAACCACAGGAAGAAATCAGTTTGTAGAAAATGTAAAATACTGGTACAATTCTCACCCTATTGATACACGAGATTACTTGGTTAGTGAAAGTAGTTACGTATATGAAAACGAAACAGTATCTGGCTCCTACTTAGGAGATTTCTTAATTGTAGAAACTGGTTCATTTCAAGATATTGTAATAATAGACGACGGAGAAGGAAGATTAATTATCTCAGGAGCTGAGAATCCAGCTACACTCCCTGAACGACATGTGGGAGATGTTATATATAATCAAGGTCAGTTAATATTAACCGACGAAGTAGTTGCAAGATACTACTCAGCATATTCCCGTCATAAATTAAACTGGAAATCAAAACAACCTATTTATACATATAACGTTCACTGTACGGTTAAAGAATCAGAATTAAATTTCACTTTTAACCCATCTGCAACAACAGGGTCACAGAAACACGTTACTGATAATATTACGGGTAGTCAATTTAGACCGTACGTATCAGCAATTGGACTCTACAACGATGCTAGCGAATTAGTTGCTGTTGCTAAGACCAACAGACCAATTCCTAAATCAGAAAACGTTGATATGACATTTATAGTTAAATTAGATATATAATGCCTGGTTCATCGATAACTTTTAGAGCATCAAAAGGAGAAGCTCTTACTTATGCAGAAATGGATAGAAATTTCGGTTCGTTTTTCTATTCAGCTTCACTTTCTGCTAATGGTCAAAATATAGTTTTACACTATACCGGCAGTGATGCTGTCCCTATTAATTCAAGTTCTGTATCATTTTCTCTTTTAAGAGGTATGCAAAATGCAGGTTCAGATCAAAGAGTAGCAGTATTTACTGGCTCTTCCGAAATTATTACAAGAGGAGGCTTTGTTTGTGACAACAGTGGTAGTGTAGGTATAAAAGTAAACGAAGGAGGTTTACCTTTATCTTATGCATTAGATGTATCCGGTAGTATAAGAGCATCAGGTACTGTATTACAGTCATCAGATGAAAGATTAAAGGAAAATATATACACTATAGATAACGCTGGTGATAGATTAGATTCTATAGAAGGTGTATACTTTAACTGGAAAGATAGAGAAGAAAGAAGAGTTGGTGTGATAGCACAGCAAGTAGAAAAAGTACTTCCAGAAGTTGTTTCTCAGGATAATAATGGATATCTTAATGTAGACTACGGCGGGTTAGTTCCTTTGTTAATAGAAACAATAAAAGAGCATAAAAATATTATTAACGATTTAGAGAATAGAATTTCTCAATTAGAAGCAAAATAAAATGGCTGTAACATTTAGATCAGACAAAGGAGCTCCTCTGACCCATGATGAAATGGATCAGAACTTTAGAGAATACTTCTACAGTGCTTCTTATATTGGACAATCACCATACTACACAGGTATAAAATTTTTCCGTGACGCACAAGTAGGTACAGAAACTGAATTAGATTTTCCTACCGCACATGGTAATAATTATGCAATTCAAGTTAAATCCGGTAGTAATAATCCTTCCTCATCTTTTCTAAAAGGTTCAGATAACTTTACATTTAATTACGACACTAACCATTTTTCAGTTTCAGGTTCTACACAACTAGGAGGAGATTTAACCGTAACCGGTAAGGTGACTGCTAGAGAAGTTATAACAACTATTTCTAGCTCTCAGATCTTAGTTTCAGGTAGTACTAGATTTGGAGATACAATAGATGATACTCACGTTTTTACTGGGAGTGTGTATATTACAGGTTCATTAGTAGGTGTAGCAGATCAAATATCTGGCTCATTTAGACTCTTATCTGAATCAGTACAAGATATAGAAGCCGGTTTTGCTCCGATTGACTATGTTAAGCAATCTACATCTTCATTAAGCAGTTCTTTAGCTATAGGTATCTCTGCGAGTGACGCTAGCATTTCTAGTTCTGCTAGTACACAAAGAATAAATTTATCTAGTTCGCTAGCTTCTACTATTAGTAGTGTATCTAGTTC